CTTGCTCGCCCCCTGCCGCCGCCCAGGCGGGATCGGTGACGGTCACGCCGTGCCGGTATGCCCCGTACAAAGCACCGGCCAGCGCCAGCATGATCAGCAGCAGGCCGAATGCCTTCCACGGCAGGGCCTTCACGCCAGCACCTCAAGCGCTCGGGTATAAAGCGCCTGCCGATCAGCCAAGCCGTTCGTGCCGCCGTTGATGCGCTTGGTGATAGTCAGGAAATCGCCCTTGTCGGCCAGCGCATTGAGGTTGGCCCGGTCCCAGAACCATGCCGCCGACATGGCGGCGTGGTCGGGTTGTTCGAGCAACTCGGGATGGTTGATCAGGTCCAGGCCCAGCGCTTCGGCGCACGCTTCATAGTTGGCCCGCCCCGTCACCTGAATCAGCCCACGGCCCCGATACAACTGGCCGTCGCCGTCGGCCTCGGGTGTGTTGCCAAGGCGCTCCGCCAGCTTGCCGGTGTCGTACTTCGACAGGTAGGCGCTACCGCCCAGCTCGCGCATGTAACGCAGCTGACCGGACTCATGACCGACTTGGGCGATGAAAGCTGCGACGCGCAGCGGCGTCACGATCTGGTACTTGCTCATTGCCGTGTTGAGGGCGGGTGCAAAAACGCCGGCTTTCTGGCCAGCGTTCGGGAGGATCTGCAGCAGCTGCTGCGCGGTGATCGGCATTTCGGTTTCTCCAGGCAAAAAAATACCCGCTCGATGGCGGGGTGCGGGTGCTGCGGGCTTGGCTCTACTGCGCTGAAGCGATTGCGGCCTCTAGGCGGGCTATCCGCTCTTCCTGTCCGCGAGCGATGAACAGAGCCAGTTGGTCGTATCTGAAGCCGTATCGATTACCTGCTTCCCGAGCTTTCTGAGTTATCACTACCTCGCGACTGGTTTCCTCCCAAGTGAAAGCAGGGAATTCACTGTACTTGTCGAACTCAGAATAATTAGCGTTGCTTTGAATAAGTTCTCCAGCCGAATAGATATTTCCCTTAATTATCTCAATTGACTCTTCCGGGAGCGCACCCCACTCATCAAAACAAATAAAGGCGTAAGACATTGGATCTATTCCGGCGCCAACCATTATTTCAATGCAGCGCTGAACAGTCATACCAATATGAAGTCGTGCTTCCTCTCCTTTTTTGTCAATAGCTTCCAGCCACTTGTACGTTCCTATCTCCCTTGCTAAAAGCATTGATACTGACAGCTCAGGGCCGGACATAGGTGATACTGTGGTTTTCTCCCTAGCGTCTGATGTTTGGATTGCTCCAGTTACGGCGAAATATGCTGCAAATCTATTCGTAGATGTTCCGCAGTTTATAATTCCGTCAGAGTTTGGATAGAACTGTGCGCCAAATACCAATCCTGGAGCGCTGGCAGACGAGATACCCAGATTACCAGCAGAAAGAGGAATTATCCTGTTTGTGTAATCTGCTGTAGATGACTGAAAGTGAAAGTCTATGTAAGCGCCACCAGTTAGCTCTAAACCGCTAAATGTAGGAGCTCCTGAATTCCCGAGGCCAAGGTTATCTCTTGCCGAGCCTACATTTGATGCTCCAGTACCTCCTTGAGTTAATGAAAGAGCAGTAGTTAGCCCGATTATCTGTGGAACCTGTATAGAGAGAGGAACTTTTAAAGCGCCTTCATAGCTAAGCGTCATTGCAGGACCTGTAGCACTGTTATCAGAGTTAACAGTTCGCCAGCTGAACCCGCCAGCGCCGCCGCCACGATTTACAACGAAGTGGCCCTCACCCTGTGAACCAGAGTTCCAGCCCATGTACATGCCTTGCACGTTGTAGAGCGCAGCCGCCTGTTGAACTCCAACCTCCGATAAAAGTACCCTTCCATCGGTTCGGCCAGTACCGCCCTTCGCGACCGGGACTGTGCTCTCTACAGCCACTGAGCCCAAGCCCAGCCCAGCACGCGCATCAGCTTGGTTTGCTCCGCCAGTGCCGCCCTTGGCCACCGGAAGCGTGTCGTAGTTGCCGGTGGTGCCGAGTGCCGCCAGCTTTGTGCCGAACTGGTTTACCAGTGCCCGCAAAGCATCAGCCGATTCTTTAACGTAGCCCTGCAGTGGCGCGAGTGCATACCCGCCCGCGCTGTTGCTTGCTCCTTGGTAGTTCGGAGAAATCGACATCGCGGTATCGCTGGCGATGTTGGTTACCTCGTACCAGCCGCCGTCAGGGCCGCGAAATCCGTCGCCTACACGGCTGTTTGCAATGAAGGCCGTACCGCTACCAATAACGGCGTTCGAATTTTGGGTGACGGAAACCGTCCCGGCTTTATACCAAGGCATTGAAGACTCCTAATTAAAAGACGCCTTGATTTAGGCGGTAAGTTTTGCGCAGAGAAATGGCCTGTGACCCTGATCGGTCCATGCCGTTGTTGCGAGGCTGTAAAGCATTATTTTCGAGTTGGCGTAATCCACACCGATGGCGCAACCGCCACCGTTTGACCCGTTATGGCAATGGAAGGCGAACGAGTTTATGGAGATAAATTCCCCAACGCCGAGAGATTTATCAATGCTCCACCTGTAACGCTGGCCAACACTTAGTTGCTCGCTGCCCACATATGTCCAGTTACCAGCAGCAAACGTCACTACGACTGGCGGTGCCCCGCTGTCATATACAAGCTCGCCTCCCGGACCCCATATTCGCGCACCAAACAATGCAGTACCCATTGATGCCCATGCGGCAATGAAGTATTGACCGCTCAACGTGCTTTGGACGTTTGAAGCCTTCATTGCGAAGCCTGTCCAATTGCCAGGACCGCCAGTGAACCACACCGATATCGGCACCTGAACGATGCCGTTTTGATCGGGCCTGATGAATACCAGAGGCGGATCAGCACTTGTTACCGCACGCGGAAAGGTGACATTAGCGTTTGTTGTTCCTGAATAACTGCCCTTCGTGAGCACGCAGAGCCGAGGCGTTTCCGAATCGATCTGCACAAAAGAGCTTTCATTGATGCTGATAACGCCAAAGCTCATGTCTTGAACCTCACTGCAAAGCCCTTTGCGACGATGCGCGTCTGGTTGGTGTTGCCGAGATTGGCTGACGGGTTGGCTGACCTAAGAACTACCTGGCCAGCCGACGTGGTCACGTACGGATAGGACTTGGTGTTGCCGGTGGCATCGCCCTCGGCGGACTGAATGTCCTGCGCCCTTGTGGGGATGACCATAAAGATGCAGTTCGCCGGATCAAAGCCAGGGATGCTCAGCGTGATTACCTTTGCCGTTGATCCGGACGTGTCACTGAAATCAATAACCCCCTTCCAAATAACCTGATAAGTGAACGTGGTCGTGTCCATGACCACGTTGCCGCTTTCATCCCATACCCTGGCCCCAAAACTCATGCGTCAAGATTCCCCCACTGATAGCGCTTCACACCGTTTTGGTCGAAGACCTTGCCGCCTGCGCCATTTATTACCTGGCGACCGCCGCTGCCCAGAGCGCTATTGATCTCAAACGTCCCGTCGAACCAAAGCTTCCATCCGGTGCTTCCGGCCACATAGTTGTTTGACTGGATGTAGCTGCCGATCTTGGCGTTGGTGATGGTGCCGTCCTGGATGAACGCAGAGTTGATGAATACCTGGCCGTTCTGCACAGCGAACGGGACAGAAATCGCGCCTCCTGCCATGGAATTGACCACCGCAAAACGGTCAGCACTGACCAGGAACTGGCTTTGCAGGCCTGCTGCGGTGTTCTCGATGCCAAGCCCAATGCCTGCGGCGATGTACTGTCCGTTTGCTGCGACCTGCATCTTGACGGACCACATCGCGTTCAGCTTGCCGTTGGTGGTCGCCTGCGCCGTACTGACTGTCTGAACAGCAGAGCTTGCGTCGTTCGCTGTTGCCTGAACCTGAGATAGCGTCGTCGAAAGCGCGCCGTCGGCATTCGCCCTGGCGGTTGCCTCTGACTGAATGGCCGCCTGAACCGTTGTCTGGTTCGTGGTAACAGTCGCCGTCAGGTTCGTAATTTGCTGGGTGGTAGCCTCCCGATCCGTAGCTTGAGCAGTTTCAACGATGCTGATTTTCGACTCGGTGCCGCCCACCCTGGCATCCAGCACCGTCGTGCGCTGTGCCAGTGCAAAGTCCTGCTCCGCCCTGACCTTCACTTCCTGCGCCACACTGGCCGTGCTGTCCCAGCCCTTGAGAGCGTCCAGCAGATCGCCTTCCCCGCTATCAGCCCGGTACTGAGCCTGCACCGCCTGTAGCTGGCTGGCGGTAACGCTGGTCTTGCCGTCCACCGTGGTGATGTCTGCGGTGTTCTTCGTTACCTGAGCTGCCAGAGCGTTGGCCGTGCGGATCGACTGACCACTGTTCACCCAGTACGCCGGGTTCGGCGGACCGTTGGACCCATCGGCAGCCGCTGGCACCGCCGCAATGGCCGTCCAGAGGTTGTCGCCCACGCGCACGGTGTTGTCGCGCACGTAGGGGTCGGTCGGCACGTAGACCAGAGCGTCGGTGATTTCCCCGATCTCAGCCTTCAGCTCTTCCATGCGCTCATTGACTGAGCCAGGTCCGTCGCCACTGATCAGCTCAATCTCTGAAAGTAGGTTCTGCGCAAGCTCGGTCTTGCTGATCTTCCCGCCGAGGGCAGCCAGATAAGCCGACACATCGTTCGAAGTCGCCGCGGGCACATAAAGGAAGGCGCTCTTCCCGTATGCGTTGGTCGAGCGGATGAAGTAGTAATAGTTTGTGTAGAACGCCAAATCGTTGTGAGTGAACGACAGGCCCTGCCCCAGGTACTGCGCCGTGCCCGATGTTGCATTTGGGTTGGTGCTGAAAAAGTACTCGTAGGTCCCGCCATTCAAGCCGTGGTTCGGGTTCTGCGGGATCAGCACAATGCTGTCAATCGAGGACTGCACCACGCAGGATTCCGGGATTGGAGGACCCTGAATGCTCACCGATATAGAGGCCTCTCCGGAACGAGCCATAGGACCCAAAGCAGCCACACTCATTGTGTATGTGCCCGACGCCAATCCGTTGATGGCAAGCGTGTTGGCAGTGGCGGGCACCGAGCGTGACTGCGCGACACCGCCGCCCTGGCGGACTGTCACCACATACGAGGTGACGATGCCCTGCGGTGGAACCCACGAAAGTACGCCCTGCACCACCTCAGCAGCATCGCCAGCCGACCATGCAAGGCCGGTGGGCGACCCAAGGCCGCCGCTTGGCAGGTTGATGAATCCCAGCGGGTTGTAGGGCTGGCCCACGGCGTCATCAAAGATTGCCGCCTCGTATTGCTTGACCTGAACCGTGCAGCCTTCGTTGTCACCCATCGACCAATCAGAGACGATGAACTCGCCAAGGATGTTCAGGGATGGCAAGTTCACACGCACGACGCGGCCAGGTCGGCAGTTGTAGCCTGAGAAGTTCATCGGCAGGCTGATTGCCCCGCCAGCCCGGCGCTGACGCAGGGAGATGTTCGCCAGGCGCTGCGGCTGATATGCGTCGGTCACATAGGAGAACGTCATCGTCTCAGCAGCTTCGCCACCGTCCTCAAGAATCCATTCGGAAACGCTGACCTCTGGGTAATCCGTCTCGGTCCAAGACTGCTCAGGATCAATGAACGTGCCGCGCACCGTGTTGATGGCGGAATCGTTGGTCGACTCGGTGCTGCCGGATACAGTGCCGATGATCATGTCTTCGGTGATTTCGAAGTCATACGGGCCGTAGTAGGCACCTGCCTGGAGCATCCATCGGCCGCCGACGCGGATAAGCTTGCCGGCGCATGACGCTTCCAGCTTCTGCAGCACGCCCGGGCGCTGCTCATCAGCACCAATCACGCAGGAGGTACGATAGCGCTGGCTGACAGAGCCGTCGGCATTGGTCAGCGCTTCATCGCAGACGTTTGCTGCACTGGCGAATGTCTCGAAAATGATCTCGTCGTCCGGCACGTTGCAGCGGTTACGCAGAAACCAGAGGATGTGCAGCGCGGTATTGGCGGTGTAGATGTTGTTGCCTGTGCGCGGGTCGTAAATGTCATTCCGGCCACGGACCACAAAGCGGGTGTCAGGGATGCCGGATGGGAACTTTTCGGCGCTGTACTTCAGGGTTATGCGCACGAACGACAGGCCGCGCCCGATCTGGCTGTCCTTCCAGTCCTGGCAGTTGGCCTTGAGGAATGCGTTCACTTCTGTCGGATTGACGATCAGCTCATAGCTGGCGAACTCGCCGTATGTGCTGATTTCCTCTTCGCCGAGGTAGATATTTTCAAGACCATCTATGGCGCCTTCACACAGCACGTAGACGAGGTGCAGCTGCTCGCCCTCTGTGAGGGTGCCTGACTGCTCCTGCGCCCAGACCAGCACGCCACCAGTGGACACACGGCCGAGGATGAAACGGATCGGCGCTTTGGACGACCTCACTGTCTGGGCGGATGGCTCGTTGTCGCGCAGCGGGGATTTAGTGTTGAGCTTCTCCTGTTGCTCAGATGCATAAAAAGCGAGTGCGGCACCAGCAACAGCGCCCCATGGGCCGCCTTGAGCGAAGCCAACGACAGCACCGACGGCGACTTGAGCCAGTTTTCTGACACCACTGCTCATTATTCAACCCTCCACGCCGCCAGCGGCTCACACACAACTCGAGCAACGCCGTCATCGGTCGTGGCCCAATAATCACCAGCCCAGAACACGGCCATGCTGCGGCCTGCAGGCGCTTCGTACATCACGACGTCGCCGCGCTGGATGAAAGGGACTGCCACCCTTGCAAAGCACGCGTCCCATGCAGATTCCAGGCTGCCGTGACGCTTCTTCAGCGCACGCTTGGCACCAGACTCGGTTTTGTAGGTGCCCCGGTATTGTTCTGCGGGATCGACACCGCACACGGCGCTCGCGCAGTCGGCGGCGAACAGGCAACAGTCAAATTCGCCCCATGAAAAAGGCCGCCCTTGGGCAGCCTTGATCACTTCATGCAGACGCGTGGTCCAGTCTCGATTGCGCATATCTAACTTCCGTAGGTGAAGGTCGGCGCATCCTTGGCAGACCCCCAGTAGATGGGCCATTCGGACATTTGCGCGATTGCGTAGAAGAATCGGTCGCCCTGGTGCCGGGCGCGGTGGTTTTCGTCAGTCCAGCGCTCGGTGCCGGTGCGACTCCATTCGGCCATGCGGTCGATGACCGGGACGGTGATGGTGTTGCCGTCCTGGCCATTGCCCGCGAACGAGAACTTGGCGGCGTCCATCCGCCCGGAAAACAGGATGTCTGCGGCGTAATTTCCGGCCTCGTCGAACACCACGAAGATGACCTTAGCCATTCGGCCCCGGCAGCCGCGCACGTTGGTTTCCGACAGGATGTAGGAGTCCAGCCCGCTCAACGTCAGGTCCACCGACATGGGCGAACCGGAGTTGTCGCTTTCCTGCGACTGGCTGACCTGGCCAAAATTGCCCACGCCTTCATAGGTGATGCCGTCGACGATAAGCTCACCAGTTCCGGTGTGGGCGAACACCATGCCGTCTGCGAAGTCCAGCTGCACGGCGTATACCGGCATGAATTTGCCAGTGGCGATGATATCCACCACGCTCTGGCTGAAAGGGAAAGCTGAGGGCATCAGAATGCCTCCCTGAATTGATAGCTGCCGTTGGCGACCACTGGCCGGCGCGTCATCGACCATGTGTCAGAGGTCATGCGCATTTCCGAGTAGGGGTTCATGTATTCAACCGCTGCCCCTGCCGTGAGCGTTTTCCGAATACGCTTGTTGAGCAGCGCCGTGACCTGTCCTTGGGCGTTCGACGATGCCGGGTCGGTCACCTCAAACATCTCTCCAGCTATGGTGATGTAGTCACCGGCACTGAAGACTGGAGAGCTGGCCGGGGCGCCAGCAATGATCATGCTGCGCGCCTGGGCGAAACCGCTGACCACGCTGAGCGCGCCGATACTCACTTTCCGGTACCGCGTGAAGTCCGGCAGGTTGAACGTTCCGAACATCCCGTCCAGCCTGCCGAGGAACGATGAAAGCTCGCGCTCCTGAGCCCGCGTGAGCAGGCCGAAGGTCAGCGTGCACTGCCAGTACGCGCCGGGATAGCCAACGATCTGCTGGGCGTTCGAAAGCGACGAAGTGAACGCCCGGCTGTTGTTGACGATGCCCCAGCTCATTTCTGACGGGCGCAGCGAAGCAGGCCACGTGAGAGCCATGCGTTACTCCTTATTGATTAGCGCCTGGCTGCGAGCTGGCGGATGGGTCCGTTTCGTTTGAAGTCGTTCAGCACCATGTCGTATGCAGCTTTCGCACCGTCGTAGGTGGATCGGGTCACATCCTCTTTCGTGGCTGCGTCAACATTTCCGCCCACAGTGATGTACTGGGTGATTGGCGGTACATTTGACGGAGACGAACCTGTGGACTGCGAAGATCCTTTTGCCGCGACTGCCGAGCTGCCGACATAACCTCCGTCGGCGTAACCCTTGGTATTGGCATTCATGCGTTCCAGGAACTCACGCGCGCCGGGCTGACTGACCACTTCTTTTTTCACGACAAACTCGCCGCCGTGCACGACGCCTTTCGGCTGGAACTTGCCGCCGTCACCGGTATAGCCACCGTCGGAGAAGCCATATTTGGAGCCGTACCCCGCCGCCGAAGCGCCTAGCGCCGATGACGATGTGGCCGCAGCGCCACCGCCAACACCCGACAGGGCGCTGAATGCAGTGCTGAGGAAACCCGCCGCCGCCTGCCTGAGCTGAATCCTGATCAAGTCAGAAACCACCCCGTCAGCAAAATCCTTGAACGAGGCCTTCCCGGTTTTTACGAATTTGAGGACAGCATCCTCCATGTTGCTGAAGCCGTTGGTGAACAGCTGCTTGGTCTGCCCGGCCACGTCGCGCGACTGCTCGAGGTAGTTCTCAAGCGCCGAACTGGCACCCAGGGTCCAATCGGACTGGGCTTTGTCGACGTCCGAGTAATACTTCTGCTGCATCGCCAGGCGGCTTTGCAGCGCAGCATTCAGCGCGTTGGTCTCCTTGCTGTACAGGTCCTGGCTGATCTTCCCCTCGTTGCGCTGCTGCAACAGGTTGTCCAGCTGGGACTGGTACTGCTCTTGAATCGCAAACTCCTCTTGAAGTCGGGCGCGCGCCTGATCGCCCATGCCCTGGCCTGCTAGGCTGTTGCTCAGGCCGATCTGCTCCTTAGAGAGCTGACTGTTCAGGTTGGCCTGAAAGGAAATCATCTTCTGAGTTTCCTCAGCAGCCAGCTTCCTGAGCTCGACTTCCTTTTCAAGGCTGGCGTTTTGCTTCTGCTGCGCAATGTTCAGTTCGGCCATGGCCAGAACTTGCTTTTGCGAGGCGGTGAGCGTTTTCTTTTCCTTCAGCTGAGCAATTTCAGCTTCCAGCTCGACCAGCTTCTTCTGCTCTGCCCCTATCGATTTGATGGTGCCGTCCTGATTCAGCAGCTCCTTGCTCTGTGCGACCAGCACCGCGTAGCGCTGGCGCGCGTCGTCGAGCATCTTCGTGCCAGCATCTTCCTGAAACGCCTTCTCCCTTCCAGCGTTCTTGTTGGGCTTGGTGCCTTCTGTGATTTGCCTGATCTGCGCGTCTACCCGCTGCTGCGGGGTCAACTTGACGGGGGCTGGAGCGACCGGAGCTACTCCGCCATTTGTCAGCAGACCATACCCTTTAGCGTTTTTATTTATGCCAAGGTCAATCTGTGGGCCGCCCTGAATTTTCAATGCCGCATTGATGACCCGCTGCATTTGTTCAATCTGCTTGTTAGCGCTTGTCTCTGCTGCTTTGGCGGCGTCTTCATGACTCCTTTTAACAGCCTCCGCTGCATCCTCAGCGGCCTGCTGCTGGGTATAGGTGGCAAGCAATTGCAATCTGAGTGCGGCCTGCTGAACTTTGTCAGCCTCTTTCACCGCGTCCTGATATTTCTCCCAAAGGTCCTTTTGTTCAGCCACAAGAATGGACTGTGCTTTTTGCTCTTTGGTAAGCCCCATCTGTTCAGCGCGGTGAGCAGCTATTGCTTTTTCATTCGCCCCGACCAGATCGCGAGACTCTGTCAGTTTGGCGATGTACTTCTGCCACTCGCCGAGCTGGGCTTTTGTTTGGGTGCTTGAACCGGCCTGAGCAGCGCTCAGACTTGTGGTGCTGCCGGTCAGCGCCTTGCTTGCAGCATCAACGCCAGCAAGTTTTGCTGCGAAATCAGCAGAGCTTTTGCTGCTTTCTTGCTGGGTTACAGCCAGTTCGGAAAGCGTCTTTATGAAAGCCGGAGTAGCGTTGCTGTTCTCTTGAATCCATTTTGTTACATCGTCCAGTGGGCGTTTACCCGCCTTAACCTCGTCAATCATGGTTCGGAACTGTGCGGCGAACGGCCCGAGTACGATGCCTGTTTGAATTTTGTAGGTGAAATCATCCAGCGCCGATTCAGCTGTTTTCAGCTCCTTAGCCTGTTGTTCTGCCCACGTTATTTTCTGTAGGCGCTGCTGCTCAGCCGACAAGGCTTTGTACTTCTCTATCGACTCGGCAACGGTTGCGTTATGACTGACAAGCGACGCTGAGGCGTCTTTGGCGCTGTCGCCAACGCTCAGAAACGAGTATGCGACGGCGCCGGTCAAAGCAATCAGGCCAACAGGGCCTGTCAGTAATGCGAGAAGCCCGCGCCCTGCTGCTGCCGTAATCAGCATTGCCTTGCTGGCGGTGGTTGTCGCGGCAGTCGCCACCTCAGAGGCCCGAACTGCTGCGTTGAGCGCCAGCGTTGTCTCGGCGTAAGAAGCGGCAGCAGCCGTCCGGCCAGCGTAAGCTGATTGAATCTGTGCGGAAGTAGCGATGGTTGTTGCTGCGAGAGCGGCTTCGGCGGCCTGTACCTGCCGGATGATTGCCACCTCATCAAGTCGAGCCAATGCCATGCGGTTCCTGGCTGCGGCACGCCCCTGCTCGCTGATCTGGGCAGCTAAACGCTGCTCTTCTAACACCCGCTCTGCTGCGAGCGTTGCCTGAACAGACTTTAGGTTGTTGATTTCGGACTGCTGACGAACTCGGTCGGCTGCCACTTTTTGCTCGGCGAGACCCAGCTCGGCGTTTGCCCTGGCAAGCATGGCGGTAGCATCTGCTTGTTTGGACTGAGCACTCAATAGTGACTGTTTTGCCGAGGCCGCCTCCACTGCGGCGTTTTTCAGGCTCATCGTGGTTGAGTACGCAAGAGCCCCCGCCTGCGTCAACGAGGCTTTGGTGGCAGCCACCAAGCCGACGGTAGCTTGACCTGCTGCTATTGCCAGGCGACCACCAAGCACGTAGGCAAGCGTTTCCGCTACATTCGAAACCCTGGAAAGCAGAAGATAGGTAGAGGATGAATCCTTTGTAAGGTCGTCCATCGACTTGGACACAGATACCAGCGCGTGCGATATCGACGCGCTGACGCCGCTGGCTTGGTCCATCTTACCGACCAGCTGGGTAAACGAGTTGTCCAGCGCGGTTATGCTGTTGCCGATCGTCACCGCAGTTCTGGCGAAAAGCTGGTCGACGGCCTGCTGCTGAGACTGCAGGGCTTTGACTACGGCATCGGCAGTGAGAAGGCCGGCAGCGCCAAGCGTACGCAGCTCTCCAACCGTTTTACCCATACCCGTAGCAATGGCCTGCGCCAATGCTGGGGCCTGCTCCATAACGCTGTTCAGCTCTTCGCCGCGCAACACGCCCGACGCAAATGCCTGGCCAAGCTGGATCAGCGCTGCGTTGGCAGATGCCGCAGACGCGCCAGAGATAGCCAAAGTCTTGCTGATCGTACCAACGACACCGGCCACGCCCTCACCAGTAAGCTTCAGTTCTTTCTGATTGGTCGCGATACGCTGATATAGCTCCGCAGTTGCGGTCAATGGCTGATAAGAGCTCTGCGATATCGCAAAAACTGCTTTTTGGGCAGCCGCAAGCTCTCCGGCACCATCAGTCACAAGCTTCATGCGGTTCGTGAGAGTGCTGTATGCCTCGGCTGCGTCGTAGAACGCCTTGGCGCTGAACGCAGCCGCGAGCGGTCCAGCGATGCCAGCGGCAACACTGCCGAGCGACTTTACTTGACGCTCGAGGCTTTGAACCTGAGCGGCAGCTGATCTGGCATTTTGGCCAGCGCCATTAATTGCATTGCCTGCACCGGAAACTATCGGCCCAGTCCTCAAGCCTGCATCGTTCAGCGCCTGCAAACCTCGACGAAGATCGTTCACTTTCTGCTCGGCGCTGCGGCTATCTACCTCAATAGCGAGGCGTGAGGTGAGGGCCATATTCTTCTCCAATGAAAAAGCCACCCGTAGGTGGCCTTGTTTTTTTGTCGGAACTTCAGAATTTTGTGTTTCCCGGAGACTTAACCATCGAACATGGGGACGTTTCTTCGTAAACAGTTCCGGTCATCCCACTTGAGGTTTCTCTTCGTAGCGTAAGGGTTACGCGATCAAGAGAGAACTTTTGGGGGTAGCTGCGAGAATCGCTTCGCCATGTAACTTGCTTTGGCCCAAACGAAGCAGATGAGGTGAAGTTGAGCCCGGACCCACTTTTTTCGCTTTGCAGCGACGCTTTGCCGTTTGGCTGATCAATTACAACCAGCAAGTCGTCCGCGCTCTTGTCGAGTGCCGGGCAAGAAAAATACAGAATGTCTGCCGCAAAAACAGTTTGAGAAAGACAGCCAAGCACCAGTGCAGTTAAAGCCGATCGCATCATTTACTCTCCTTGTGAATAGCAGCAATCTACCATCATCGGGCGCAACGGCGAACGACCGTTAATCCTCTTCTTCCTCGTCGTCCTGATCCATGAACATACGATCCAGCTCGAAGATCACATCATCGACCTCTTCCCTGGGAATCGGAGAGGGTCGCGCATCCAGCCAGTCCGATATCTCGCGGGCAGAAAGCGGCATTGGGAATACGCCGCCCATACCTGAGATGTAGCGCCGCCCCCGGCACACTCCCCTGAACGTGTTCAGCAGGTATGCGGTGATAGGGTCTTGGGGCGGCTCATCTGGTACGGTCATGCCGAACCGCTGGAAGATCAGCTTGCGCTTTTCTGCTTCTGGCCCCGCCCACTCGCTTTCCCACTGGAAGCGGGCAATGGCTTTTCCAGTGTCTCTACCTGCTCTTCCTTCTTCGAGATGGCCAGCTCACCGCTGTACTTCAGCACAAACATGAACAACTCAACATTGTCCTCGAGCATCTGAGCGCCGATATGGGCGGTGTACTTGACTTCGTTTCCTTCGTCATCAACCGCACCGGTCCAGTCCTTCAGCAAGAACGAGGCGATGGCCAGGCAGTGATTGACGTACTCGGTCTTTTCGCCCTGGATGATGCCGATGTCACCTTCCTGGAACTGGGCGTCGTTGCGAGCGACACGGCGGCGCATGCGCTCCATGGCGATCTGGTATTCGGTGTTGTCCAGCGAGACCAGCAGGACTTTGGTTTCCTTGTCGAAATCGAACCACTTCGCAGCGGTGTCTGCCGCTTCTTTGTTCTTCAGTTTGAGAGCCATGATGCAACCTCAACGCCACGCCATAAAAGGACCGCCCCGGCAGGCGTTATCACCGGAGCGGTCAAAAGGTTTACGCGTCTGGATCAGCGGCCAGTCGAGTGATGGTCGGGCTCTGCTTGGCCACGGTGTAGTTCAGCTCGATCTGGATCAGGTCACGCTTACCGCCGTTGGGAAGCTCGCCGTCCACTTCCACAGCCGGGAAGCTGAACGTGTACTTGTTGCCCAGCGAGTCGGTGATAGGGAACTCGACCGCGATCGGCAGCCGGGTGAAGGTGTTCTTCCAGATCTGCCACGCGCGCTTGGACCATGCCAGCGTGATGCTGCCGGTGATGGCCGCTTCGGTGGCGATGTGGGCACCCGGGCCGAGTCGCTCCGAACCCAGACAGCGCTGAGTCTGCAGGCTGTTGTCCAGATTGATGGTCATGGCCGATACGCAGGCCACGCCTTCCAGCGACTGACCATTCACCAGAATCGTGCCTACGTTGTTGTTCGACAGGAACGGCGTGGTGGTCGGCGCGTTCGGCGTCACGACAATCGGCGTCTCGCTGTCGGTGTAGTCCAGGCACGCCATGTTGAACGTGGCGGTGACCTTGCCTTCTTCCGGAATCTCCAGCGCAAAGGTAGACACGTGAGCGCCCTTGAAAACCCCGTAGACGCCGATGTCGTTGTAACCCTTGGCGATGCTGAAGGTATTGCGAGTATCGCCTACACGCAGCACGTCGCCCGTCCAGACGCCGTAGAAAGCGGCCTCCAGAAGCTGGTCAAACGAGCCGAACGAGAACTCGGCAGAAAGATCACCGCCGATATCAATGCTGGTGGCCACAGAGCCTTGGCTCAGTCGGGTGTCGGTGATCTCGTCACTGACTTCGGTGTTGACGGTCGGGGTCAGCGCGTTACCGGTCAGGCGCAGCGTATCCCAGGTGCCGTTGGGGGTAACGCCGGGCGTCACCTCCTTGATGATGTGTGAAACGACTTTTGCGCCGGAACTCATGTGAGTCTCCTTTCTGCGGGCATAAAAAAACCCGCTCAAGGCGGGGTTGGCGGTATTGCTTGGCTGTTACTTGGAGGTCACTACGGCGGTCAACTGGCTTACACAATCGAACAATCGATCCAGCATCTCGTTGGCGTGGGCAGCGTGAACTTCAAGCGCTCCGATCCGGGCAGCAAGCTGAGTGTCGGCACTGACTCTGGTGGTGATCTCATGCTCGATCCTGGCAGCCAGGGCTTTGCCCAGCTCGGTTTCGCTGATTGCTGAACGGAACTGATCCGCCAGCTTCGATTTATCATTTTCAGCATCGCAACCGGTGCGCCCCAGTGCGTCAACAAACTTCTCAATCGGATCTTCATCAAGATCCATTCCCACACCAGCCACGATCATCTGTCCTGCGGCGTTGGTGGTGGTCCGCAAACCCCAGTCTGGGGAAAGCTTGCCAGCGTCGATGAACGCCTGGGCCAGGGAGACCTGATCGCCTTCAACGGCGAATGGCGTCTCGATCTTTTCGTCGGCCTTGTCGAGGTTGCCCAGCACGATTCGGGGCACGCCATCATAGAGAAATGTGAGCGTGTCACCTTGCTTCTTGATCGAGTATTCAGGAAGTCTGGCCGCACTGGCGCGCGATTTTGCCTCGTCGGCAGTCTCAGGGCGCTGGTAGGTCAATGTGGTGCGGATATCAGCGAAGCCTGGATCGTATGACTCATCCTGAGTCGTGAGCTGCGCACTTTCACGATACTCGGCGGGGATCTTGAATATCTCTGCGCCGATGAAGGCGTAGTGTTCGATCGCGCTAGCGGGAAGATCGCTCGCCGCCCATTCGCCAGCTGTAACGGTAATCATCTGAGGCTGCTCAGGCAGGCTGCCGACAGAAATCTTAGGCGAGTTGATTTCAAATTCACCGGTTACTTTGTCAAGCTTCCAGCCAGATACGTTTGGCACGTAGTTATGACTTTGCATAATTCCTCTCAACCGGCGCGGAACCGGATATTCACGTTGATCTGATAGAAGCCTTCGTACTCGCCTGCGTCGACCTGGCTGGCCTCGATGCACTCAAGATCGCCTTCAGTCCAGTAGGCAAAGTGCGCTTCCAGTGCATCGGCCAGTTCATTCAGGCCGCGCATACCGGTGCGTAACCGGGCAAAGCACTGCACGACGATGATGCCGGGCTTGCGGGTGTAGGGCTGGTCGGCCATGCCGGCCATGAAGGCGGTGGCGTGCTGGATGTTCAGGCGGCACCAGAGGCCTTCGGCAGGTGGCTTGAACACGCCCGAACTGTCTTGGTTCTGAGCGGGGTACTGAGCGTTTGGGTAAAAAATGCGCTCCTGATCAATACCGGTGAACGCCACCATGCGCGCCGTGATGGTCCGGCGGATCTGTTCGTAGGTCATTTCGTATCCTGTATAATTCAGGGTGCAGCTAGGGTCGCTCCCGAAAAGGCCGATTCATCGTCAGCCCTGCTGCGCCCTCCCTACGATGAGAACTCTGTGATGGAGAGTTACCGTGCAAGAAATCTGGAAGCCCATTCCCGGGTATGAAGCTTTTTACGAAGCATCAACCCTTGGCAGAATCCGCTCACTGGATCGTCAGATCCTTCGCAGTGATGGCGTTGTCAGGCCGCTCAAAGGCCGTATTTTGAAACAGACCCCCATGTCTGGATATCTCATGGTTTCTCTGAGTGTTTCCGCCAAGCGTGACGTTCAGTTGGTGCACAGGCTGGTCGCATCCGCTTTCTGCGAACAGCCTGAAGGATGCTTTGTGATCAATCACATTGATGCGGATAAATCGAATAACCGCTCTGAAAACCTTGAATGGACTACCAGCAAAGCGAATACAGCCCATGCAATGAGCCTGGACCTTATGAACTGCCCTGTGGGTTCCAAGAAAGGCGCTGCCAAGCTGACCGAGGCCGATGTCGCGGTAATCATTCGCCGGCTTCACACCAAAGAGCAGCAGAAGGTAATTGCAATCGACTTCTGTGTTTCCGGCCCGCGCATCGCAGACATTAATCTCGGAAAGGCTTGGCGCCATGTTGTTGTGCCTGAATGCGGCTCTCCGCCCTACCACTTGAGACGACCTCAGGTATAGGCAGCAGCGACGCCAGCGAACGCCAGTCCAAATATTCCATTGGGGGCTTGCTTGGAGTGGCCGTTCTCTAATTTTTCGGCGTAAACCAAATTATTCTGGATGTAGATGATCGAAAATGGCTTGAGACCAGCCAGAACCGAAGCGCCCTTGCTGATCGTGGCTGCTCCGGTCGGGTCCAGAGTTTGGCTGTTTGAGAACACTGGCGAGCCAATCGTGACCGTTGTATTTCCTCGAAACCTGCCGGTGTCCACCGGGGAGCGGCTGATAATTTCACCCAGGAGCGCCATTGCGATGATTCTCAACTGCTTGGTCATATCGCCTTCAATCTGGGCGATGAACGCTGTGGGGGGCGTGCTCCATCCGGCCATCAGATTTGCCTCAGTTGGATTTGATAGATGCAGTCGGCCGGGTCCTTCTGGACGTTGATCACGTCGAAACCGTTGATCTTGTGGCCCACCTGCGGGATACCACCGATCACCTCATTTGTGAGGGCAATCAACTGCTGATCGGTGGCCTTGATGCTTTCACCGTCGATTAGGTCGATTCGGTAGTCTGCGAAAACCCCTCGCCCGCTGTACGCAACCACTACGCCCGGGGTAGAAGCCTCCGTGACTGGGTTAACCGTTCCGGGCAGCGTAATCCCACCGCTGAACGTCTTTACCGCATCTGCCAAATCAGTGTCGAAGGCCTCAGCCATATCAGCCTGGATTTCATCTCGAATACCCATGGCTCACCTGTAGACGTTGAAGCTAAATGCGCTGGATCGCCACGGGGACAGCAGCGCCAGAGCGAACTGCAGGCCATCCGGAAGCGAGGTTGATTTACTGGTGTCGATTGACGCGAATGTTTTACTGGTGGTCACCGGGCCAGCCTTGACGGTCTTAGCCTCAAGAGTGCCCTCGGTCTGTTGCTGGTACAGCTTTCCCTCGGCCGCAAGCTTGGCCATCTCGATGCCCGCCTGCTTGACCTCTTCAGGGATCGCTTCCATATCGACGCCTGCCAGGCTCAGAGACGTCATGTATGCATTGGCCTGCATGACCGCCCTGGCCTTCTGGTCTTCGGGGGCCCAGGTGGCACCCAGCGCGGCGTCAACGTCTGCCACGGTGATGTAGGTAGCCATCAGGCCTCCGAATTGAATGAGTGGGGCCGAAGCCCCGGTGTTACTTGGTCGTCTTGCTGGTGGAAGCTTTGTTGCCTTCCGATTTATCGCCGCCGCCATTGCTGCGTGCTGCCGACTCGTCAGCTTCAGTGCGCGCGCTTTCGACGCCACCGGTTTCGCCTACGGTTTCAGGGCCCACGGTGATGCTGCCTTCAGCGCCACCGAAACCCCAGCGCGCTTTCACGTTCGGGTCGATGTGCTTGTCTTGTGCTACAGCCATGATCTTTCTCCTTCAGGTCGGCCGGCCCCGCGTGAGGCCGGCGCTCGGTTACGCCGAGACAGTGGAAGTGATGAAGGCCAGAGGAACCTGCTTGCGGCTCCACTTACGCTCCCAGTTGGTCGCCAGCGCCAAGTCGGCCCAGTTCGCCGAGATTGGGCGAGTTGTGGTCGGTGTGCCCGTGATGGTGGCGCTCAGGAACGAGTAGCCCAGGGGGTGCATGACGAAGTTGCGACGGTTCCAGAGCGTTTCGGCACCGCCACCATTGCCGCGATCAGGCGTGCGGTCGTACTCGAGGCCGTCCTCGCCTGGAGGGGTTTCCTCAGCGAAGCCCATCGCGCCAGGGCCGAAGATCACCGACAGGTACTTATTCGGCGTACCAGCGATCACCGGCATGGAGTCATCAACGACGACGCGCATACCTTGGAAGCGGCCAAACTCGGGAACCTGGTCAGCGATCGGGGTGAAGTCGATCAAGTTCAGGATCTGCAGCTCGGTCTGCACGGCGGAGTGCATCGCGATGACGCTCAGGCCGCCCAGCTGGCCGGAATAGTCGCCCATGGTGGCCTTGGCGCGGATGATCGCTGCTGCGTTGATCACACCGCCCGCATCAATGACCATGTCGCCGCCATTGCTGGCCACGTTGTCGTTGTAGATGCCCACGACAGTAGCAATGGCACGGCGCTGGGCCGCACGACGCCAGTAGCTCAGCAGGCGGCCTGCAACGAACTCAAGCGGGTCCTGGTTGGTGATGTTCTTCACCAGATTCATGCAGTTCCAGCCTTCGTTGAGGTACGCCGCGCGCGCCTGCATGGAAGCACTGGTTACCGACAGCGGTACAGCAATGTCGGTGTACACGTCGTTCGAGTAGTTCGACTCGATGGACGCATCCAGGTCAACCCACCAAGGAATGGTGAAAGTGTTGGAAGGGCTGGCCAGCAGCGTGGACATGTCGCTGTTCGATGTCAGGATGCCCGACTCGAAGAACGCAGTTTTTTCCACGCTGTTGACGGTGATGTAGTCGCGCAGCTCGTCGCGGAAGACTACGTCGGCGAGAATGGTTGGCATTGCTTAATTTCCTTTTTGCTTGGCCTCAGCAGCGGCTTTCATGCGCGCATGCTCGGCGGGGTTGGTTCGGCGAAGCTCTACGCGCTCCATACCGGTCATTTGGTCCCACGTTTTGGTGGCCCCGCCACCCTTACC